TCAAAGGCAGAAATTCAAGAAGGCTTAAGAGATATTGATCGTGCGTATAACAGTAATTTCAAAGATAAGGGTCTATACGCACAGGATGTTGTTGCTAAATGTGTAAAGTTGATTGATTAGTGAATTGGTAAAAAGCACCCTATGGTGCTTTTTTAATACCCAAAGAAAAACCCCGATGCGTCAACATCGGGGTTTTTTACAACTTAACCGGAGCAAGATTAAGGAGAAATACAATCTATGCCTGAAATTATAGCAGTAATTCTGCAAAAAGTAGAGGTAATTATGAAAGAACATGGCTACTGGAAAGTAACAGGATCTGTCTTGCTTGCCATTTTGATTTGGCAGTTTTCAAACATACTTAATGCAACTGCCAAATTGATTGAGGTCATTCGATGAAAGAAAAATATAATTGGTGGGATGCATGTAAGTCATCATTCATAATTTCCACACCAATCCTAATCTGGAAATTACCAGAAATCATTGCAGCGATTAAAGCCTAAAACCGACCTATAAATGGTCGGTTTTTTATTGCCTAGAGGAAAGTAAAAAATGGCACAAGAATCACGTCTCGTCATTGTAATTGATGCAAAAAATGCAGAGCGTAATGCGCGCAATCTAGGCAATGAATTAGATAGTATTGAGCGCAAGGGAGACTTTGCTACTAAATCAATGGATGGATTATCTGTCGCTACGCGTCAGCTTGCTGGTTATATGGCTGGATTAGTTACTGTAAGTGCTGCAATTTCTAAGATGGACACTTACACAGGGCTTCAGAACCGCCTTAAGTTAGTGACTAACAGCCAAGTTGAGCTAAACAAAGCAACTGAAGATACATTCCGAATTGCACAAAAAACATATTCGGCTTGGGATTCTGTTTTGCAGGTTTATCAGCGCTTTAGTGATAATGCAAAAACATTGAATCTTACAATGGATGACACTGCTCGTTTGACTGAAACAGTGTCAAAAGCAGTAGCAATTAGTGGTGCAAGTGCATCAGCGGCAGACGCTGCATTGGTGCAATTCGGACAGGCTCTAGCAAGTGGGACACTACGTGGTGAAGAACTCAACTCAGTTATGGAGCAAACCCCAGCACTAGCAAAGGCTATTGCTAAAGGTATGGGTATTACAGTAGGTGAATTACGTTCAGTGGCAGCTGAAGGGAAAATTACTTCTCAAGAGATTGTAAAAGCACTTAGAAATGTAGAAAAAGATGTTGATGCGCTTTTTGCAAAAACCGATATCACTATTGGGCAATCTTTAACGCTACTCAACAACGAAATTACTAAATTTGTTGGGGAGTCAGGTAAAGGTTCGGGCGCAGCTCAAGTTCTTGCGGGCACTATTCAAACTTTGGCTGGCAACTTAGATGTCTTAACATCTGCAATGATGGTTGGTGGAGCATATTGGCTTGGAACCTACATTCCTGCAATTTATGCCTCTGGTGTTGCTGTAGCTGCAAAAACGAAGGAATTAGCAGCCCAAACAATAACGCAATATGCTGCAATTCAAGCTGAACGTTCTGCTGCTGCTCAACAAGTAATTAGCACTCAAGCCGCTGTTGCAAATACTCAAGCAACTTTAGCTGCTATTGCGGCTGAGAAAGCTCTAGAAGTACAGCGCCTTAAATCTCAAATTACTGAAAAAGGCAGAACAGCGACATTAACTCGTATGGCTGAGTTAAAGAAAATTGAGGCTCAAGTTACAAGAGAATTGGCACTTGCTGAAGATGCATTGGCTGTAGCTCAATCAAGATCAGCAGCAGCTGGTGCGGCAAGTGTAGGGATAGGATCACGGCTTTTAGGTTTACTTGGTGGTCCTGTTGGTATTGGCATCACAGTAGCAAGTTTAGCAGCCGGATATCTTTTAATGCGAGACAATGGCGATAAAGCCAATGACATGCTTGAGAAGCAATCACGTTATGCAGGCATGGCAGCTGATGAACTCATGAAGCTTGAAGGTGCACAAAAGCGAGCAGCGGAAGGTGAACTGACAAAGCAACTAAGTTTACAGAATGCTCAACTATCTAAATCTCAGAACGAGTTCTTGTTACTTACTCAGTCTATCACTGACAACAATAAGCAAAGTGCTGAAGCTTATCGAATATGGGCAGAATTAAAAACTGGCGTTATTGATGTAAACCAAGCTTTCAATAGATTAAATCAACTTTCGTTCATCAGTTCGGATCAAATTAACCAGCTGGCTGATAGCAAGAAGAAAGTAGATGAAAACTCAAAAGCTGTTAAACAAACAAACGCAGAGTTAAATCAGGTTCGCGCGTCTGGTGCCAATGCAAAAGCAGGTTTCAATGATGTTAGTCAAGGTGCGAAAGGAGCAGTTCAAGACGTAACTGAGCTTAATAAAAAGCTTAAGGACATCAATAAATCACTTGCAGATCGTAAATGGGATGCAGACTTTAAGTCGGTTTTGATCACTAAATATGGTAGATCAGCAGAAGAAGCAGAGCTTCTGTTACAGACTTATCGAGAAAACCAGAAAAAAGGTTTTGCAGGCGTCACAGTTGAACAAGACAAAATTATTAAAGGCATTATTAGTCAGGAAAGTGCTCTTGATAATCTTGTAAATAAGGATAAGGAGCGCACTAAAGAGCTTGAAAAACAGCAAAAAGTGCTTTCAGTTAATGCCAAAGTTCAGGCAAATGCTGCTAAATATGGATTTGCAAGTATTGAATCAAAGTACAATTTGCCAGCCGGCACATTGTCAGCGCTTCATATGATCGAGTCACGCGGTAATGCTAAGGCCTATAACAAATCAACTGGGGCAACTGGTGGATTCCAATTTCTGGAAGGCACAGCTAAGCAATATGGCGTGAAGGACCGTACTGATTTAGCACAATCTGCCGAGGGTGCTGGAAAGTACATGTCTTATCTTTTAAAGCTCTTCAAGGGGGATTTAGAGAAGGCAGTACGTGCTTATCATGCGGGTGAAGGCAATGTTCAAAAAGGTAAAGGTATTGGCAAGAATAACAACCAATACTGGAAGGATTATCAAGGCTATATGGCTGGTATTAACGGCTATACTGCTGGGGATATCACCTCTAAAGACTTTGACAAGCTTATTCAAGATGCCACCAAAATGGCAGAAGATCAGGCTAAATTGCGCCTTCAACTGGAAAACGATGTAGCTGATGAAGTGACCAAGATTAGAAATGATCTTGCTAAGAAGTTGGAAGATGTTGATAAAGCCAACTTTACCCCAGAACGCAAAGCTGAAATTAAAGCAGAATTGCAAGCCCGTGCTGATAATGATGTTGCCATAGCTCAACAAGCTCTTAAAACAAAGCTTGATGACTATAAACAGTTCAACATGACTGAAGAGCAATTGCTTAAGGATAGTTTTGACCGTAAGAAATTTAATGCGGCTCATGATATTGAGTTAAGTAAAGATCAGCGTGACGAGGCTATTAAGTATCTTGATCAGCAATATCAGCATGAACAAGGCTTAATTCAATTGGCAAGAGAGCAACGTTTATTTCAGGCCAGACAGTTCTTATATTCAGAAGTTGATGCTATTAAGGAAAGGTATCGTATTGAACGGGAGGAAATTCTTAAGAATACCAAGCTTTCTATAGAAGAGCGACGGGAACGTCTATCTTTATCTAAGGCGCAAGAACGTCTAGAGATTCTAGATAAGGCTTTTCAATCTAGTAAAAATTGGGATCAGACTAAAGCTGATATGACGGGTAATAGTCAACAATACCAGCTAAACCAATCACGTACTGATCGGAGGGCTCAATCTTTAAATTTAGCAAATACTCAAGTAGCTGCACTCGATATTCAAGCTAAAGATCCAAATGCAGATATGGTGGCTCTGAATGCACAACGTGAACAAATCATGAAAGAACACTTTGAGCGATTAAAGATGATTGAATCAACTTATCAGAACGATTCATTGAATCTACAGTTATCACAAGCTCAAGCGGTGACTGGTGCATTTACAGGAATGTTTGGTGCAATTCTAGGAGAATCATCAACGGCTTATAAAACTTTATTTGCAACTCAAAAGGCCTTTGCTTTGGCTCAAGCTGGTATGAATGTTTGGAAAGCTGCATCTGATGCATATGCAAATGCCCAAGGTACCGTTTGGAACAAATTGGCTGAGGCTGCAATAGCAACTGCTAAATCAAGTAGTTTTATTACATTAATCCAAGCTGCAACGCCGCAAGGTTTTGCGGATGGTGGTTATACAGGTAATGGACTTAAACATACTCCAGCAGGGATTGTGCATAAAGGTGAGGTTGTTTGGTCTCAAGAAGATATCAAACGCTGGGGCGGTGTAAGCGTTGTTGAAAGCATGCGTCAAAGCAAACCAAGTGGTTATGCGAACGGAGGTTATGTTTCTAACAACACTACTGACATAATCGCAACTCGAAGGGAGGCACGTCAGTTTGATGCTATTAATTCAAATCAAACTCAAAGCAGTTCGGGTGATATTCCGATCAATGTTTATGTCACGGTTAATTCTGATGGTTCAAGTAAAATCAATACTCAAAATGATTCTAAGCAGCTCGGTCAAATGCTTGGAAATGCTATAAGGACAGTAATCCGTCAAGAGCAGCGACAGGGTGGGTTATTATCAAAGTAATGATCTAACAAGTTTCCACTTTTATGCTATTTACGGTATAGTTTTATTAATCTGGTCATATTTTAAATATGGCTATTAAAAGCTCGCAAAATGCGGGCTTTTTTTGTGAGTAAAATTTATGAGTGGTCTTAAATTTACATTTGAATGTGACCTTGATGGTAACAATCAAACTCAACGCTTTAATACATTATCAACAAAATTTGGTGATGGTTATGAGCAAACTACTTCTGTTGGTATAAACAATAAATCGGGTGAGTGGTCATATCAAAGAACTGCATACAAAGCTGAAATCATGCAGATAAAAGCATTCTTTGATCAACACAAAGGTGCTGATTCTTTCCTTTGGCAATCGCCTTTAGATGGTGAAGTTCGAGTTAAAACAGGTGAATATCAGCCTCGCCAAATTGGCGGTGACAC